TGAGAACCAGCCGGTTGCTGTCATATCGTGCCCGGGAACCGCTTGCGGAATCTCGATATCGTTCACCACAACTTTCATGACGCCCTGGATGGTTCCCATGCTGAGCAGGGCTTCCATGTGGGTCAAGTTGCCGTCGTTTCGCGAGAAAATGATGAGAGCTTTGATCCAGCCGGTGCCGTAGACAAGCGGGACCGGATCATTGTATTTAGCGCTGTTCTCTTGGAGCGGCGATGGGTGCGTGGTTGTGGCGCCGGCCGTTCTTACCGTGATGAGCGAAGGCACATATTCAAACCCGCCGAAGCGTTTCGTAACATTTCCCCGCGCGTCCCGCGAGAACATACCGCGCTCTATGCACTGGGTTCGCGAATAGTCGCACGATGTAAATGCTTGTCCGGAGCTCAAATTCCCAACTCCGCCAGCAACATCCGCTGAGTACCCGCAGCGGTAATAACGTGAATACCGGCCGAGGCTTCCGCCGTTCAGCGCCTCGGCTCTCTGATCCGGGGAAGCGGGAAAGTTCCACGCACACGATCGCTGAATCCGCACCTCTGGTAGGGGAATGCGCTGCAGGCTCAGTTTGTTCGTGAATGTGAGAGTAAGCGCGTCTTCCGTAATCTCATCCGGATCTCCGGCCACGCCACGGAACAGAGTCGTGCTCTCGGTCGTAATCGTCCCCGAAGGCAAATCCGCGAATGCAAAATAGACGGTAAGTTGAGTACCCTTCAACCCGATCTCGGTATTCAACTCCGAAATGGCCGAATCTGCGTTCGCCAGCACCACGGAGAGCTGACTGATACCGTCCATTGCGTCGTCGGCCGAGAGTTGCAGGTCAAACAGATTGTGTTTCAGAACACGAGCTGAATACGGTTGGCCGTTGAATACCATCGAGTGGCTGCTCCAATATTGCATTTCACCGGAGGGCAGAACACACTCGAAGAACAGGAGTGGTGTATCGGCTTCTGCGAGCTGTTTAACCTGATTTATAGTTGCCATGTCTCAGTCCTGAATGGCTGCTTCGATTGAGAAGTTTGTTGCGAAGAGATTCGGGCCTTGCGCCGCAATGAGCAGTTCGTTCACGCTCCAATGAGCGGCCGCATAGACCCCGCCTTTTTGAAGTGTGGGCCAATAGCGCGATGGCGCTGTTTGCGGTTCCAGCTGAGGCCCAAATACTGTCACCTGCTGGCCCGCCGCTAATTGTAAACCGGCTGTAAAGGTTGCGGCGGTGTCTCCCAACACCCCCGCAGAAACAGCACGGGTCCAGTTACTGCCAATTGTGCAGGCTGTCTCGGCCGCTGACGAAGCGCCTTGGCGCGTTAATGTCAGTGTCGAGGGTTGATTGCTCATTGCGTATACCGAAAAGCAGTACTGATACCAGGCCGGAACCGCGAGCGTCTGCGTGATCGCCTGCGCACTCTGCCCGGTGTTCGTCAGTACAAGCGCTCCTGAGCCGCCCATCGGGTCAGGCATGGCTGACGATACGGTAATGCCGCTCGGGATGGTCCAGAACGCCGACGACAAAGTTGCACTTCCGCTCAGCATGTTGTCAACCGGGTCAATGAACGTAAATGCATGGACCGGCCCCTGGCACTCCTGAAAAAGCGTTTGAAGCTGCTGCAGATCGGCTGCATTCAGGGCCGAGTAAGCCAATTGCCAGACAAGCTTCGTAGCGCCAGGGTCAGGCAAAAGGATCAGTTCGCCTGAAGGGAGTACATTCTTGACGCTTCGAGCGAGGTGCCCTCTGCGAAGGGGGTATTGGGCGATTGCGCCCGTCGAGAACTGGGGGAAAAACAAACTAGCCATATGTTTCAATCACCCAGAACTCAGTCGACGCCGAATCGATACCCAGATACTCGCTCACAAAGCCCGGCGCAGCAAACCGGCAATTGGGTACAGTCGTCCCGCTGTAAGGATCCGGAAATGCGAAGGTCGAGTAATCGCCGGCCTGTTCTACGAAAAACGCCTCTAACTGCCTGATCTCTTCTTCGCTCAGGAGATCCAGCTGAATTCTCCAACTGCGCAGCATTTTGGCCTGCGTGAGAAATCTTTGATCTGCTCCATCCAGAAATCTGACAACGTGTGCGCCTTGGCCCGTCTTAATCGCCAGCGGGTACTGCGCAACCACTCCAGTACTTAGGGTCGGGAAATTCGGCATCTAAATCTCCGCGATTACGTCATTCAGAGAACTCGAGTTGAGCAGTGCCTGCTTGACTGCCTGGGCGATCTGCGCACTCTGATACTGAATGCCCGAAGTTGTGTTTTGGCCGGTTCCGGTAACAACAGTCGAGGTATTGCCGCTCTGATAATCCGAGGCACCGTTCGAACCCACCGATATGGTTGCCTGCTGCGACTGTGGAAGTTGAAAAGGCACCAGCGCCGGAAGGGTAGTCTTCCCCCCTCCGAAAAGGTTTGATAAGCCCGAAAACACGCCTCCCAAACCGCCAATGCTTCCAAGCAGGCTGAGACCGCCGCCACTGGTGATGTTGCTCGCGACACCGCCCGAAAGGCTATGCTTCAGCACCTTGCCCCACTCGCCAGAAGAACTGCCCGCGCTAGCGCCTAAACTGGAAGGCGACCCGAACTTGATACCCGCGGGCACGTCCCTCGCGCTGAAACCGAGCGGCTTTAACTCATTGCCCGCCCCTATTCGTGGCTGCCCAGATCGCTGATTGTCCGATGTGGACAGCATCGAACCGATCAGATCCGTCGCGCTAAATGTCGTCAGGCTGGTACCCGTGGTATTCGATTTACTCAGCTGGCTGAAAATCGATGTTAATAAGTTCTTACTGCTGGACATTTTGCTTCTCCGCTTGCCATTCGCGTTCAAGAAGGAGCATCGCCTCGACCGACTTCGCGTCCATCGAGAACAGAGGGCCTCCCCCGCCGCCCAGTTCCTTCCAGATCAGAAATTCCTCAAGCCATGCTGCGCTTTGAGCCGTAATGATCGACTTCGGACATGCCGCCGAAGTCGTTCGCGACCGCGCCCAAACAATTTTGCCGGTCGTCGTGCCGCTTCGATCAAGGTGAGCGCAATTTCGTATCGTCGCCAGGCCGCTTGCCCGACACGGATCGCATTTCCACGCGGCTGGCGAGGAGAATTGAAAATGAAATGCGATCAGGAGTTTTTTCTTTCTTGCTCGTCGAGCGCCGTTTCCGACCTGATCATTGAAATCGCTTCGTCGACCAGATCTTCAGGGCCCTTCTCAACCAATAGATTCACATTCGCCGGCTGCGCATCAATCAATAAGCCTTTGATCTCTGCGAGGCCCCATTCAAGATAGAGCTTGCGCGCCAATAGGTCTGATAACGATGCTTCGAGCTGATCGGCTGCATCTCCAGCCCGTAGGAACTCATTCTTGAGCGTCAGTTCCCGTGTGCGCTGCGTCAGCTCGATTCTCTGGGCGAGCGAGCATCTTCGGATCGCGAAGTGCACGCCCGGACAAAGCGCGCTTTCATGCCAGACGATGCTCGAGTAGCAACACTCTTTATGCGAAGGCGATGTAGATTTCATCATTGGCAACACCTTGAGCAAGATTCTTTTTGAACTGCCACTGAAGGCGGGTTTCTGAGTCGTCAAACGCGGGAATCTCAGGAACTACGGCAGGCATATAAATGCCCATCAACTGGCCCGTCTGCTGACCCAGTTGGAGCATCGCCGGAACCGGAGTTCTGTTCTTTGCCGCCGCATAGATCGCATTAGTCTGCGCGTCGTCCTGGGCGAAGAGTGTGAACGTCGAACCAACCTGTCGCGGCCCCGGTACCACTGCCAACGGATACGAAGATCCATACTCCTTCGTCCGCAGTTCCAGATTGTTCTTCAACTCCACGTTCGCCGCCGTTAATGTGAAGAACTGATCCGCTCCACCGAGCCAGGCTTGTCCGAGATGACCGGGAACAATGGAGTAATCGAAGCTGCCAAGCGCCGGCTCCGCGGGAAAGCCCTGTAGGCCGGACTCGCCCGGCGCAAAACTAACGGTGTCGAGCAGGTTGGCAGCAGGCCCGGTGAACGAAAAGCCGTGATAATCACCGTTCACGACGATCTGCAATGAGTCAACGGCTGCTCCGGGTAACAAGCGGCTGGCTGTGGTTACCGGATCCCAGTAGTCATACAAAGTCACACTCGGCAACACAGTGCCTAACGGAAAAGTAATGGCCGGAGAGAGTGCGCTACTACCGGACGGCGGACTCAAGAACGGAGCGTTAATGGTGATCGTCTGAGGGTCTATTACGCTTGTGACAAACCGGATCTCCCCGCCGAAAGCTACAGCCGAGCCTTTCGATAATGCGTGCGGTGCGGTCGTCGACATCTGTGTCGCTGTTTGCACGGCGGCGATTATCAACCCCGAACTCGCAACTGGCGTTCCTCCGCATGCAGCCTCAAAAAGCGGTGCGTACCCCGGCTGATTATTGCCATTCCACGAAGTGAGATAGGTCCGGACACTGAACGCGGTCTGCCGCCGGCCGTTGCTCGAAAATCCCAAGAATGTGCGCGTGCCCGTTTTGTCCTGGCGCTTGAGTCCTTCTAGGACCTGCTGTGCCTGCAGGTGCACCGCGGGGAATCTGTTCGCTGCCGTGACTGCCGCCGGCTGAGCATAACTTGCCTCCAGCGCGACATAGAATCTGTTAGCGTTCGATAAAATGTAGTTACTCATAACAGTACGGTTAAGGAAGGCTTACATCGCAGCTCAGCGTCACTTTCGAACACGCGACGAAACCGAAGCCTCCGGCCTTCGGAGGCTGAAATTGCACATCGTACTTGCCGGTGAAAGTGAATCCATCTCCCCAATCGCCGACATTGGACCGCAGCACTTCTGAGAATGCCTCCACATAGAAGTGAATCCATTCGTCCGTCTGAGTCAAAAGGTTCGTACTCGCCCAGATCTCGGCGACAACACTCACAGCGCCGGAGAAGGACCGAAACTTCTCTGCTTTTTTGTTTTGCACAGCGTTCGTGTAGAGGCAGATTCGCGGATAAGAAAGCTGGATATTCTTATCAGCCAGGTCAGCACCGGCTGAGCTGGCAGCAATCTGTGTAGTGGCGATCTGTGGCAGTGTGATTTGAGCCGCGCCAGCTATATTCGTGAGAGCCTGTTGAAGTGCATCTCCTGTCGTGAGCATGCTGATTACCTTTTTCACTGCGAGTAACGATAGAGGAGGCATAGTTACCCTCGGCGGATCTGCCTCGACAGCTGGATCCAGCAGTTCGGCTGCTGCCCGCCGGACGCGTCAGGGCCGTCGATCAAACCTGTAGCAGGAAGCTGCCACGTGGCCCCGATAGGCAACGGCGCCAAGTTCTGCCGGGTCAAACTGTCGTTTGTTGAGCCCGCATAAACGTTCCATCCGCAGGCGGCTGGCGGAGCTTTTAATACTCCCTCAGCCATGCCGATGACCACACTCGAGCTCGCAGTGAGAACGCTTCCATTCACAGCGCTGACCGCGCTCTCTTCGCCGATGTCGTTCACCCAGGCCGTTTGCACGAACAGCCCACCCTGAGGAGCGCTACCAGTCTCAACGGAAACGAGCGGCACCAAAGGTCTGGGAAGCGGCTTGTAAACGATGCCTACCCCAGACTGGAAGTACGCATCCGCGGCCCGCTCCGTCTCGCTCTTATATTCGGTCAGCTTCGCATCGAACCGGGTGTTGAGTTGCACGTTGTAGGCTTCGGAGAAAAAACGTGAGAGTGAATCAAAGCAGAGCCACCGCTGAAGCGTGGGCGTTACAACGACTGTCGACAACCCCAACAGCCTGCGACTCATCCACTGCGGATCCGATGCGCCTACATTGAGAAGCCATAGCATCAGCTTGTCGGCAATCGCATTTGTCGCAAGCGTGATCTTGGTGTTGATGTCTATCCCATGCGAAGCGGCGATGGAATCGAGCGCAGTCTCATACTCAAGCAGGTCGTCCTCGGTCACGACGTTTGCGTCTGTGAATAGCGCCATAAGACCCTACTTTTTCGATGCGATCGGCTTCGTGTGAACGCTAAGCTCGCCTTGAGAGCCGCCCTCAGGAATGATCGCGACTTGAAGCCGCTTCGCGAGTTGAGCCTTCTCCGCTGCTTCCCTCGCGCATGCCTGCGCATCGTAGAAGTGTTTTGCGGTATGTTCATCCGCGAGCGCAGCACGTCCTTCCGCGATCAGCTTGGCCGCTGCCTCGCGCGAAACTTCCGAGCAAACTCCGGGCTTTCCACCGTCGGACGTTTCGAGACTGACAACCACGACGTAGGCGGCTGCTATGCTCGCCTCAATCTCGCGAACCTTCCGGAAGTATTGTTTCAAGTCCATATTTCCTCTCAAAAAGAAAAGGGGGAGCCGTTGTGGCTCCCCTGCCGGTTGGGCCTTGCTGGTTAGCTGTTTACCTGAACGGCAAAATTGTTCCGCAGAACACCGCAGCCGTACAGCACGTCTACCGTGAACTGCTGCGCCAGCGTGTTCGGCTGATAGCTCATCACGATTCGCAGGCCGAAATTACCCATTTCGGCATACTCCGCAATTGCGCCCGTGCCAGGAAGAGGTTGCGGCAAACGGCGAACAACCAGGCCGATCGCATCACGCGTAAACGCAAGGTTATGCGTGTTCGGCGTAGTAACACCGCCCGTTGTCTGAATAAACTGCGACCGGAAGATGAAAAAGTCTTTCATCTTGCCGACATTGCCTTCAACGAGCGCCTTGAGGCCGGCTTCACCGGACGAATAGTACTCACTAAACCGCGGAATCTGGCGGATCTGAGAGTAAGTATTGGAATCGACCACCAGGTATTTTGGCGCTGACGGGGGAACCTTCGCGCTGAACAGCGATGTTTCAGCGGCGTCGATGACCGCTTCGGTGACTGCCGTGCCTGCCACGCCCACCGGGGTGTTGCTGGTGAACTGGCTGTAGAGTCCAAGCAGATCGCTCTCGACGCGCTCGGCAATCGCGATCACGGCCGGCTGCATGTAAGCGCGCAGCAGCTCCGGAAAGGCGAGCGCCTTTGTCACGTCAGGGATCTGAAACGATGCTTCCGCATGTGTGTTGAGCACAATCTGCGCGTTCCCCAGGTTCGGGTTTTGCGGCAGCACCGTCCCGCCTTCGGCGATGTTATTCGCCACCAGCACGGGGGGAATCGGTACGTTGACTGTATCGCCGGCGTGCGCCAATACGGGTTCATAGTCACGATTGACGAGATTGCCCATGATGAGATTGCCCACCAGAGCAGGCAGCGCATCGGCAGCCACCAGTTTGACAATCGCGTTCGCCAAATTGGCAGAGGTAATGGTTGACATCAATTCTCCTTAAAAGCTCAAAAGCCGCGGACGCGCTCCACCGGTCATCGAAGTTACTGTTGATGTTCCGGATGGCGCGATTGACACCGCGACATTTGCGCGTGTTCCTCAATAGCGCAGGGCCACGGCAGCGTGCCGGCCTAAGAGCAAGCAACGCCTTCTCTCGAGCGGCACACTCCCAACTGGGCCGTATTGCGCGTTATTCAAAAACAGGGCATGCCTCCATGCCCCAACTCACGGCGCCTGCAGTCGCATACCGTGAGTTCTCGCCTGGCGCTCCGAATACGGCGCGTTCAAGCGATGGCGCTTTCGGAATTCTATACTCCGAAACTTATGCGCCGCGTAAGGCCTGGGATGCTAGGCGCGAGATGTGTTGACGTATCCGCTCCAACTCTTCTTTGTTCATCCCGGGCTTAATCTTTTCGAGCTCGAAGCCCGCCGGTTCACTTTGTGCCTGGCTTCGCGAAGAGGATACCGCTCCGCTGCCCCCCGCAATTCTCGCCGGCAGCAGTTCCGGGTTCTCCTCAACAAAATGGGCGATATAGTCTTGAAGAGATCTGCCATCGCCGCCCTTCGCCTGAAGACGGCCATCTTCTGTCCGCATGATGTCGTCCTTAATGGCCTTAAAAGCGAGATCGACCTTCGATATGCCCATCCGCTGCAGCTCTCCTCGAATCTGCGCGTTCCTGTCCGCCTCTTCGGCCATGGCCCGCGCTTTGCGGTTTTCTTCCACAAGCTGATTCACGCGTGCTTCAAGGCTCTCGCGGCGTTTGCGTTCCTCCTGAAGTTCAGTCTTGTAGGCGGGCTCAGCCTTGCGCTGTTCGGCACTGATGAACTCCTGAATCGCCTGCCGCACGACGTCGCGCACGTCCGGCGCCTTTTTCTGTTCCAATTCGTCTGATATCTGATCTGACATTCATTTCCTCCTAACGCAGCAACTGGGCCTGGATCTCCCGCGCGATCTGGTCTTTGACTTCCTGCCGCGCATCGTCCAGATACTTGAAAGCAAGCCGCTGGAAAATCTGCCGCTTCAAGGTCGGTGATTCAATGCCCAGGCTCAACAGACTCGTCGCCTGCTGCAGCTCCGTTCCGAAATCGCTGATGTCCAGTTCATCCAGGCCCATCACCGAAACCGACACGCCGTCCTCCCGCGCTTCGCTGATTGCACCGGTTATGCGCCTGAGGCAGTCTTTTACAATCGCACCGTAAGCACGCAGAATCTCCTCTGTGATGGTGAAATCTAACTGCTTGCTGACGGCCGACACGGCATGTCCGCTGTTCATTTCGCCGGATGCCTGCGAAAGATAGCAAACCCGGTAAATCTCTTCCTTCAATGTCTCCAGGTTGGCGGCTGCAATCTGATACACCTTGCCGTCGGGTTCGGTCCAGCCAAACTTGTCAGAAGGACCCAGTTGCAAGAAGTAGCTCTCTCCCACGATCTGGTTCCACTCACGATCCGTGTAAATAACCGGCATCGCGAACAAACCCATCGTTATAGCCCAGCCCAGCGCGTTTGACTTATTGAAGTGTTCAAGCTGTAGATGAGCGGCCTTATTCATGAGCCACAGTCCGCCATTGACTCTAAGATCAAAGAGCGGCACCCTGCGCTGGCGCGCTAATCCGTGAGCTCCTTGAGCTACCAGTTCCACCGGAGCTTGCGCTTCCGGCGATTCGGCCCGGCGATAAATACTGTAGTTGGCGCGGTCGTAGTAATACCAATGCGTCTCGCGCACGATCGTGCTGGAGGACGCATTTGGTTGACGTTCAGTTCGCCGGCGTAGCACAATCCAGTCGTAATCGCCCCGCTCATTACCGCTCCAATTAATAAGCTCCTCGGCTTCATAGCGGACCAGAAAGGCGCGTGATAACCCGGCCAGATCCTCTTCGGCCCGGTTTTGAGGTGCATCCGCTGCCCGCGGAAAGTCAAGTAGGATATGGCTCTGGCCGGTAATGAGCGCATCGGTAAAGCAAGCCCGGAAAAACTGCGAAAGCTTCGTTCCATTGCAATCGCAGTCGTCAGCAAAGGCAGTCAGAAATTCTCTGCCCGAGGCAAGCCCGCCAGCGAGATCCAGGCTCGGTTCACGCCGGAATAGCGTCGAGGTGTACCAGTCGATAATCGAACCGATGTAGTTCTCGTAAAACACTCTATGCAACCGCTCGGCGTAAACATCGAGCGGTTCCTTCTGCCGTCGCAAAAGGTAATCGGCGGCGCGATTCCTGAACTCCTGCCCTCCCGCGTACAGATCGCGATACATACGCAGCATGTGGTGTCTGCGTCTGTACTCGGGATGTTCTCGATCGATTTCAATCATTCGTCCATTCCTCAACGGTGGTCAAAACAGCCGCTTTCCCACTTCACCCACTTTGGGGTTGTCGCCGTACAAAGCCCAAATCGCATAACCCAACGCATCGGAGGCATGGGTGCGGCGCGGATCACGGGCTTTGTCAATGATTCCCGAATCGGCCTTGAACATCACCTCTTCGAGATCCTTCACCAGTTCCTTACAGTGCGGGTCGATCTCCAGCCGAACCTCGCCCAATGCATTTGTCAGCAGTGCGTTGACCCTATTTACACGCACTAGCACTGCGGGGTTTGCCGCCGGTACGCGGATCTTCACGTTCCGAAACCCGGCGCGGTACAAGAAGCCCTGCAGCATCGTGTAGTCGTTCGTTCCGGTAGTGTGCATGTTCCGCCCACTCGCATCACCGTAGATTTCGAGCGGCCCCCGGTGACCGCCGTACCGGTTCTGAAACTCCTGGCATGCCTCTTCCGTCGTCGCCCGTTCGAGCACAATCTCATCGATCACCGCCAGCCGTCCCTCCGTCTTTTGCAGAATGACGGAGCTCATGGGAGCGACGTTAAAATCCAGTGCCCACATCAGCGGCCTAGCCGGATCATAGCTGTGAGCTGCGACGTGTACGTTCCGGTCAAAGCAGTGGTACACCCTGTCTGCCCGGCTGTTAACGTATTCACCGAGCACTTCCTGCCTGTAGAATCGAGGATCGTAACTGCTCTCTAGGCGCTCGTAGTAGTCAGGCGTCCTCTCCAGCAGGAACCGGTTCTCGAACGGTTGGGCGCGGACGCAGCCATACCCCGCAACGGGTTCATGAATGAACCTTTGATATAGCCAGTCGTGCCCTTGTGGCGTCCACACGCCAAAGCCGCACAGATTCGCCGCTTTCGGATCGCGCAAACGGGCTTCTAACCTGAGCCAGCCCTCCTCGCGTGTGTAAGAGAGTTCGTCTATGCCGAACCACGCCAGGTTCGTTCCGCGCAGTCTTTCGGGCTCATCTAGCGAACGAAGCAATATAACGCTGTCAGTGGCTGTAATTGTGAGTTCGCCATCCGATTTCCGGTGTTCGTAATCGATGTCTTGTTCTTCAAAGGAACGGAACAGGGTTACCAGCGTGGCGTCCCGCAGCATCGCGTACGTGGGCGCTGCCAACAACCCTTGCCGGGAGGGGTTGCAGTATGCCAGCCGAATAGCTTCACACGCGAGTGCGGCACTTTTGCCCGATCCCACAGGCCCCGAGAAGCCTTTGAATCTGGTGGCCAGTGACAAGAACTTTGCCTGCGACGGAAGCGGTCTATACGCCCAACACAGAGTCTCGGCGAGATTGCAGGGCAATCTGTGCTCGTCCACTGGTGTTGGCCTCATCCGCACATGAAGTTACTGCGGGCAGGAGCCTAGTGAGCCGAAAAAAGCACCTGTAAATAGCGGCAGACGCGATACATAATTTTTTTGGCCGGTCGGTGATGAGGAGGAGGATGTCCGGAATTTGTTAGAAATTGAACCGATTCCCCGCAGAGCCGGATTAGCTCCGTTTACCCCCCGGATGTACTCCTATGCTCACTGCTGGCGGACGCCAAGGTGGACGTTAGCGCAGGTGGTGGGTCGCTTCCGCCCTGATCTGTATCGCGGCGCTATCGAAACCCGCAACACGGTGTTCGGCAGATTCGGCACTTGTGAACCGCGTCGCATCCGCCATTCTCAAACGAGATGCGCGGGAGCCGCAAGAAGCCCGTCAGACTGTATCCGGCGACATGAACGCACCGATGCGCATCCGGCAAGCAACTGACGAATGCTACCCGACATTTGGCTTTTTTTTAGGAGAATGTTGCCTTTTATTTAGGACGTCGCATTGGGCTAGTCACGCATAATCGCTCCAAGATCCGAATGATCTTCGGCCCTGCTGGAGGGGCAATTCATGCGAAGTCTGAAATATACAAAACGTTTTTTCGGTGTTCAGGAAACAAAGAAACGATTCGCGATCTCTGCTAGCCTTGGCTTGCTAGGGGTTTTGATAGCGAGCGTTCTCATTGGGCGTGAGCAGGCGAACTATTATCCGATCTACAACTCCGCCACCTATTCGAGCCCGATTGCGATTTCATCCGACAACCGGCTGGTATGGTCGGTGAATCCGGCCGGCAATAGCGTCTCCGTCATTCGAACCGACACCGAAACGCTGATCAAAAACATTCCTGTCGGCCAGGAGCCGCAGAGTGTTGCGCTCGCTCCGGGTAACAATTGGGCGTATGTGGCGAACGCCGCTTCCAGCAATGTCACCGTGATCCGGATTACCGATCCGAATCCATACGCATTCAAAGCTGAGCCGTACGCGAATCTGACGACCGGGGCGGAGCCGTGGAACATTGTTGTGTCCCCCAATGGGCAGCGCGTGTTCGTCGCCAACAGTTCGCAAGATACGATCACGGTGATAGATGCCAGCAAGCAACGGATCATCGGGAATGTGGATCTGCGCGATAGCCTGTGTAACGATCCCGATCATAACCGCCATTTCCAGCCGCGCGGCCTTGCGGTCACGGAAGACAACAGCAAACTCTATGTGACGCGATTTTTGTCTTTCACTGCGCCGGGCGGTGTACAAGGTGCGGACAAAGGAAAGGAGGGCGTAGTTTGCCGGTTGGATATCGACACCAATGCCAAAGAAATCAAGGGCTATACCCCCGCGGCCGTCATCCGGCTTGCTCCCAGAGTGACTGGGTTCGAGTTCCCCGGCCTGAATCAAAACACGCTCGCTTTCCCCAATCAGTTACAGAGTATGGTCATCCGAGGCGACCAGGCTTACTTACCGAACATCGCGGCCTCGCCGAACGACCCGCTACGGTTCAATGTCGATACGCAAGCCTTCGTCAATATCATCGATGGAGTGAACGGCGCCCATCAGACGGACGCAAGCCTGAGTAAATTCTTCCTTGGCCGCGAGAATCTGGGCCCCAATTTACACCTGGGCGCGCGAGTACCGGAGACGGGAAAGAAGCAGTTATTCTTTGCCAATCCATGGGGAATTGCGTTCACAAATCAGAGCGGGTATGGTGCCGGGTACGCGATCTCGGCAGGAAGCGATCTGCTAGTGAAAGTCAATGTGGCACCGGACGGCACGCTATACTTTACGGGCGGCCCGTCCACGACCCGCTATATCGACTTAAATGACCCCACCAACCCGGCAACCAGCGGATTCAATGCAGGCAAGAACCCGCAAGGCATTGTAATCAACGCCGCAGGCACCACTGCTTATACGGCGAACTTCGTGTCGCGGAATGTCTCAGTTGTGGACTTGACTACGGACAGCGTGCGTAAGGTCATTAGCACAACCGCTCTGCCTGCGCCCGGAAGCAAACAAGAAGTGGCACTCGTGGGCGCGGAAGTATTTTTCTCTTCGCGCGGTCATTTTGACCAGCCTCCAGGAACCAAGATTTCAACCGACGAGCGGCTCGCCCAACTTGGCTGGCAGTCCTGCTCGAGCTGCCATTTTAAGGGCTTTAGCGACGGTGTTGTCTGGGTCTTCAATACCGGTCCGCGTAAGTCCATCCCGCTCAATGGAACGTTTGATCCTCAGGATCGGAAGAAAGACACCAGCGAGCAGCGTGTTCTCAACTACTCGGCGATCTTTGATGAGGTTCACGACTTTGACCTGAATATCCGCAATGTCTCCGGCCCGGGCGCACTAAAAAAAGCCCAGCCATGTGACGAACCGCCGCCGGCCACGAGTACTTTTGATCCGAATCACGGTTTGCTGCTGGGAGATGACGATGCGGAACTGGCGCCTTGCACGATCGTTGCGTTCGTAAAGCCGAACGGGCCGGTGCATGGTATCACGCGCAATGAAATCACCATCACCTTGCCGGGAAGCCATGTTCCGGTGAAGGCCCTCTCTGCGTTGAACGAGTGGGTCAGGGTTGCAATACGAACTCCCAACGGACCGTTAAACAGTACCCAAGTCCAAGGTGGCCTTCCGATTTCTGATGTCCTAGCAGGGAGAGCTCTGTTCAAGCAAGCCGGCTGCGAGGGATGCCATGGCGGCAATCAATGGACCTCCAGCATTCGAGACTTCTCGCCTCCACCAGCAGTTAAGGAAATATTCTGCGAGACCGATACGGGAGCGGGAACGCCGCCGGGATGTCAGAAGGCTGCTGTTACAGGGAATCCCGTCAACGCACAGTATCTTGATAAATTCCTGAGGAATATCAACTCATTCGATCTAAACGTGCCCGGTTCGGGAAACAGCATACCGGGTCAACCTTCAATCGGGGCGGTTGAGAAAGCAACACGAATACTTGTCAAAGGCGTCCTACAGGCCAAACCGCAGGATGCGCTAGGCAAGGACTTCAACGATGACGGCCACGGCAATGGTTTCAGTCCGCCGTCGCTGTTAGGTATCAATGCGTTTCAGCCTTATTACCACAACGGCGCGTGTGAGACTCTCGCCTGCGTCCTCGCAGATGTCAATCACCGCTCTGCGGGAACGGGCGGTTATGACATACTCTCGGATCCGCACGATCAGGCGCAAGTAGTTCGGTTCCTGGAGTCGGTAGACGCAAATACCGAGCCGTTCAAGTAGAAGGATGATATGAGCACCCCATCTCTCCGTCAAGTGGAGCGACCAATCCCTCGCAGAAGCCACGGTCGCTGGTGCCGGCCTAATCACGTGACGGGCTCCCGGAAGCGCTCTTACGTGCGCTTCCGGTTCCGTTTATCTCAGGGGCTTCTGAACCCTTGACAAGGTCGCTCCATATCAGAACGTGGGTGGTGCAACGATCTTGATAAAGAGATCCTGTTCCGCCTGTGGGGGCACTCCGTTATCGGCGAAGATGGCAACCGCCCACTCGTCTCCTACATGTGCGTCGGCCGGGGCCGTGATCGTCAACGTTCCCGTTGCGAAGCCCTCGGCGTTACGGTTGGTAACCTGGAAGCCGTCTGGCGAGTGGAGCAGATAAAAAGACATCCATTTCTCCCCGTAAGTAGAATACTGTGGAAGGGGGCCGGCGGATGCGGGCAATGGTTGCGATGACATGAACGGGAACCCGCCAGTTGTCACCGCCAATGTTCCTCCGGCGGCCAACTGAACCGTACACGCCGGCGGCGTCCTGCCTGAAACTGGGCACGGGCCGGTGAAGATCGGCGCTTCTTTGACATTTAGAGTCAGCTGTTGCATGCCCGGTCCGCTTGTCCCGGGTGCGCTCGCCAGCAGGTTGAGAGTGTACTGACCTCCCGTTCCAGGCGCCGGTGTCCCGGAGATAATGGCCGAACTTCCACCCAAAGGCCCACTTACGGATGCGTTGAATGTAAGACCCGCGGGCAGCGCGCCGACGAGCGTGATGTCCCCCTCGCTGGCCTGAACTGCAAAGCTACCGCCAGCTCCGGCGATCAACGTCGCGGTGTTCGGACTGGTGAATACAGGTCTATTCTCAACGGTTACGGGGAACGGGTTGATGATAGTGAACGTTCCATAAGCAACCGGCCCGATCTTAGGATTGAATGTGCCGGAGATACCCGCCGGGGGGGTACCCGTCAGCAACGCGGTCCCATTGCCGTTGTCCTTCAGTTTCAACCAGGATGCTTTGGGGTCTGGTATCAAGGTCCACGATACGGGCGTAATCGCCCCGTTCGAGTACAACAGATGTTGATTGGGAACCCCGGCGCTGAAAGTTGCGCTCGCAGGAGGAACCAGGTTCGCCAGCGGAGCAGAACCCGCCGTGATCGCGAGAAATTGCGTGGCGGTGCCCTGCGAATTGGTGGCGGAAATCCCTGTGTTACACGGCGCGAAGCAAACGGCGTTGCTTTCCGGGTACGGGACCACACCGCTGATGGTCGCGGTACCGTTGCCGTTGTCCTTAAAGTTCAGCCCGAGCAGATTCTCGCTTGCCGAAAGTGTGGGCGTCGGAACTCCGGTAGCCACCAGTGTGAAATTCACCGGGAGGCCCGCGGTTACATTCAGCACATTAGGCGAGATGATGGCGAGTTGCGGGCTAACATTGACTGTGACAGGAATCGAGATATTTCCCACGCCATTGCTGGCGCTCAGCGTGAGCGCATAAGACTGGGTCGCGGCATCGCGATTGCCGTTGAATTGAATCTGGAAGCTTCCGGTTCCGCAGCTCCCTCCATTGAGCGAGAAATCTGCCGTTAAGAATCCGCTCGACAGGCAAACCTTCGCTGCAGGATTGCCGATAACGGTAACCGTTTGCGTGGAAGGAATGCCTGGTCCGAACGCCAGAAGCGTAGAACCGCTGATAGCAGGCGGCGTCAATACGGCGAGCTTGGCCGTTACAAGATTGCCCCCCACATCCTTCAAAGTAATGTCATCAGTCACGTAGGTCGCACACTTGGTGAAATCGGTGCCGGCGGGAGTTACGCCCGTCTTCGTGTCGGCCGTGCATACCAAGTCTGTCGACGCGGGTTGCGCTTTCGTATGCACGAAGCTGTTGGCCAGACGAGATGCTGTCCATTTCACTCCGGCGGCATCCACATACCGGATATCGGCGTTGATGCCCCGGCCGACTAGGCACGGCGCGTTAACGTTGGTACAGGTCTCAAGGAACCAGCCACCCCAAGTTTCCGCCGTCGCCTGATTTCCGTCCCAATCCTGATAAGTGAGAGTGTCCGAGATGCTCGATGCGCCAGAAGCACCGGTGATCGCAAAAGTAAAATCCGTTCCAGGCCGGTGTGCCGGAAGCGTGGCTGAGCTCGGCTTGTCCGGCATAGTTTGCGAGTTCATAGTGGCCTGGATCTTATAGGTACCGAGGCCACTCGTGTCAGCCACCATGGCCGCCAAATCGGGCAGATTATTTTGCGCCTGGGTTAGAAGATTGCTGAAATTTGCAATATCCGCCTGGTGTTCAGAGTTCGTCACGAGTTGCAGTGCCGCCAGCACACCGGCCGCTACGCAGATCAAGACGATCGCTACCGGGCCCGCAACAGCGGCGCCGACGCCTACGGCACTGACAGTCGAGCCACTAAGAATGAATGACGAACCTGCGGCGAGAGCGCCTGTGCCTTCGATCGTGACTTCTCCCGCCGCGAGTGCGGTTCCCCAGGCCGCCAAAGCGGCAGAGAGATTGGCATAGATGGCTGCTCCGGCTATCGCAGCAGCAACGGCGCCCGCGCCCAAGGAAATCCCAGCCTGTGCACCGACTGACAGTGAAGTATCGGCCATCACCGAGCCGAACTCGTTAAATTGCTGTGCCGCTGCCCCGTAGGACGTTTTGAGTCCGTACGCCGTAAAGTAACTCGCCGCCGGAACCGGAGCTCCAAAAACATTGCTCTGTAGACCTCCACAAAACGGATGGCCGTTGTAGCTCAATTTGTAAGCGCTGGCAATGTCGGGGTCAAGCGTGAACGTACACGGGTCAGCGAAAAACCGGTCGGACTCCGCAATGGCGTTCGTGTAGAGCGCAATCTCGTTCTGCTGAACGAGGAGCTGCAACCAGTTGAACAACGTCTGTTCGTGTGGCGTCCGCTCCGATGGTGCTTTCTTGATGATCGCCACCATCTGGGTGAACATGCTGGCACGAATTGCATCACGCAGATCTTGCCGGCCATAGGTGTAAATGACGCTGGCGTCGGTTGCGGGCAGACCGTGCAGGCCCAGGTAAGCATTTACCGAATCCGATTCCAATTGATTCAGATCGCCAAATAAGTTAAATAGTTGGCCATTTACGCAATTGGTCCGAATGATCGCGGTTGCGGACGCCGCTCCGCAACCGGTGCCGCCGCTGCTCTGTGCCGAGGCCTGAAACGAGTTGGCGCCGGAACCGAGCGGAATACCTGCCAGGCTCTCGAACCAGGAAAGCGAGGGAATAAGCAACACCGACATCGCCACGGCCAACGGGTGAAAGAGGAACCAGCGCCGTATGCCGCTCACGCTCAGTCGTTGCGAGCGGGAACCTTTGAACGTGTTGACCTGGAGCCGACTTCCCGATTGAGAACTGCGAAATGACGTACCCATGTGAATCCTTTCTTCCTTCGGCTGGAAAGCGCCGCTGATGCAAACATGCCCGGTGAGTGAATCTCACCGGGCAAGGTCCGCTAAATTCTAATGGGAGAGGAACGGGCGACTTTACGCCACATTCGGCTTTCACGGTTAAAACGTGGGAGCTTTAACGATCTTGATAAAGAGATCCTGTTCCGCCTGTGGGGGCACTCCGTTATCGGCAAAAATGGCAACCGCCCACTCGTCTCCTACATGTGCGTCGGTCGGGGCCGTGATCGTCAACGTTCCCGTTGCGAAGTCCTGGGCGTTACGGTTCGTAGCCTGGAAGCCGGCAGGCAAGTGGAGCAAGAAGAAGGACATGGTCCCCAGTTGTGGGAGGGGGCCGGCGGATGCAGGCAGAGGTCCCAGTGACATGAAGGGGAATCCTTCTGTGGTCACCGTGAATGCTCCCCCAGGCACGACCTCTACGGTACACGCAGGTGGCGTCCTGCCGGGAAGAGGACAAGGACCCGTGAAGATCGGCGCCTCGTTGACATTCAATGTCAGCTCTTGCGTGGCAGGCCCTTGAGTGGCGGGAGCCGTGGCCACGAGTTCGATAATGTATTGACCTCCCGTTCCCGCGGCCGGGGTCCCGGAGATAACGGCCGCACCTCCACCTAAAGGCCCACTTACTGAGGCATTGAATGTAAGGCCCGCGGGCAACGCTCCGACGCGCGTGATGTCGCCTTCGCTGACCGCAATTCCAAAGCCACTCTCTTTTCCGACGGTAAACGTCGCGCTATTGGGGCTGGTGAATACAGGCCTATTCACGACGGTCACGGGGAACGGGTTGATGACGGTGAATGATCCGGCAGCAACCGGCCCGATCTTAGGATTGAATGTGCCGGCGGTTCCCCGGGGAGGGATGCCCGACAGCAAGGCCGTCCCATCGCCGTTATCTTTCAGATTCAACCAGGAGGCGTTCGGGTCTGGTATGAGGGTCCACGATACGGGTGTAATGGCGCCATACGACTTTAGGCGAACTACATTGGGAACGCCTGCGCTGAACGTTGCGCTCGTGGGAGGAACCAGGTTCGCCAGTGGAGGAGAACCCGCCGTGATGGCGAGAAATTGGGTGGCGGTGCCTTGTGAGTTAATGGCTGAAATTCCCGTGTTGCAGGGCTCGATGCAAACGGCATTGCTCTCCGGGAACGGGACCACGCCGCTGATGGTCGCGGTGCCGTCGCCGTTGTCCTTGAAGTTCAGCCCCAGCAGATTCTCGCTGGCCGAAAGCCTGGGTGTGGGAACTCCAGTGGCGACCACCGTGAAATTCACCGGAACGCCCGCAGTTACGTTTAACACATGGGGCGAGATGATGGCCAGTTGGGGGCTGACATCGACGGTCACGGGAATCGAAATACTTCCGACGCTATTGCTGGCGCTCAACGTGAGTGCATAACGGGCGGTGGGAGCGTCCCGATTGCCATTGAACTGAATCTGGAAGGTTCCAGTCCCACACCGTCCTCCATTGAGCGAGAAATCTGCCGGTAAGGATCCGCTTGAAAGGCAGACCGACGGCGCAGGATTGCCCATGACGGTAACGGTCTGAGTGGCAGGAATGCTCGGTCCGAAGGCGAGGAGGGTAGAGCCGCTCAATGTAGGGGGAGTCAATACGGAAAGCTTGGCCGTTATAAGGTTGCCGTCGCCATCCTTCAACGTAATGTGGTCATCGGTGTACGTGCCACACTTGGTGAGATCGGTAGCGGCAGGAGTTACGCCGGTCTTCGTATCGGCCGGACAGACTAAATCTGTCGAAGCAGGCTGCGCTTTGGTATGCACGAAGCTGTTGCCCACTCGAGAGGCGGTCCAATTCACTCCGTCGCCATCGACATACCGGATATCGGCATTGATGCCGTTGCTGACCAGGCACGGCTGGTTCACGGTTGTGCAGGTCTCGAGAAACCATCCGCCCCAAGTTTGTACAGCGGCCTGATTCCCTCCCCAATCCTGATAAGCGAGGCTGTCCGAAATGCTCGATGAGCCAGAGGCGCCAGTGATCGCAAAAGTGAAATCCGTTCCAGGGCGGTGTGCCGGCAGCATGGCTGAGCTGGGCTTATCCGGCACCGTTTGCGAGTACAGCGTAGCCTGGATTTTATAGTTGCCGAGGCCAGAGGTGTCGGCCACCATAGCCGCCAAATCGGGCAGATTATTCTGCGCCTGGGCCAGAAGATTGCTGAAGTTTGCAATATCAGACTGGCGTTGAGAGTTCGTCACGAGTTGCAGAGCCGCAATTACGCCGACCGCTACGCTGATCAAGATGATCGCCACAGGCGCTGCAACAGCGATGCCCGCTCCTCCCAGGGCGCTCACCGCGCCCCCGCTGACAATGAAAGATGATGATGCGGCGAGAGCGGTCCCTCCGCCTGTATAGGCCGCCAAAGCAGCAGAGAAACTGATGTAAAGAGGTATTCCAACAGCTGCAGCAACGGCCGCCCCAGCGCCTAAGGCGATCCCTGCCTGAGCGCCCACCGACAGCGAGCTATCGGACATCAACGAGCCGAACTCCGCAAATTGCTCTGCGGCTGCCCCATAGGACTTTTTAAATCCATACGCTGTGAAGTAACTCGCTGCTGGAACCGGAGGCGTGAAGATATTGCTCTGCAAGCCCCCACAGAAAGGCGTACCGTTGTAACTCAAATTGTAAGTGCTCGCAATATCTGAGTCGAGCTTGAAGGTGCAGGGGTCATTGATAAACCGGTTGGCTTCCGCAATGGCGGTCGTGTAGAGCGCAATCTCATTCTGCTGAACGAGGCGCTGCAACCAGTCGAATAGCGCCTGTTCGTGTGGCGTCCGGTCTGATGGCGCCTTCCTGATGATTGCCAGCATCTGGTTGAAGATGCTGGCACGAATTGCATCATGCAGATCCTGCCGGCCATAGGCATAAATGACGCCAGCGTCACTTGCGGGCAAGCCGTGCAGCGCGAGGTACGCGTTCACGGCATCGGAGTCCAGTTGCTTGAGATCCCTGGCTAAGAACGGCGCTTGGGCGCCGGCGGGGCAAGTGTTCTGAATAATCAGATTTGCCGGGTTCGGGGGACACACGAGCGTCGCTTCCGCAGATGCCTGGAAGAGGTGTACTCGTCCCTCGTTCGACCCCTGCTGCCAAGACAAGACCGGCAAGGCCATTAAAATGGCCAGCGCCACGGCGAGCGGGTGAAAGATGAACCAGCGCCGCATACCGCTCACGCTCAGGCGTCGCAAGCTGGAGCGTTTGAACTTATTGACCTGTAGCCGATCCTCCGATGGAAAGGCTCGAGATGACGTACCCATGTGAATCCTTTCTTCCTTCGGCTGGCAAGCGCCGCTGGATGCGGAGGTTGCCCAGGCGCTTACTGCCGTTGGGCATGTCCGCTGAATCCTTATGGGATAGGAGCGCGCGAGTTTACGCCACGTTCAGCGGCGAAATTTCCGAAGAACTGGATTTCTGTCGAGAGCGACGCCCCGGCCGGAGCATAATTTACGCCACATTGCAAAGCGTGAGTTGGTTCCCGCGTGGCTGACCTGGCTAGCGACGCCGGAAGGAGCGGCAAGCGGCGTCACTGGCCGGACAATCAGCAGGATGCCGCAGGCGAAGCGGCCACATCTGAGCGCCTGCGATTCTACTGTCCCTGGTGCGCCTTGATCATTTCTTCGACCTGACGCTTCACGGCATCGAGATTGAAGGAAGCGGGGGCTTGCATCGGGGGAAATTCAACCGCCGTCTGAGCTAATTGCGCGACTTCTCTCTGAACCATTACGAAACGCCAGAACTCACGAGCATAGAAGTCGTTCATATATCCGCCACCGAGATTGTTCAGATGCTCGCCGAAAATTGATGGTGTCCGCTCGAAGGGATCCTGACGAAGATTGACAATGGTGGGCATGTCTGTTGTCGTCTTTTCGCCGGGCCAGCCGTTTGGCTGCTGATAGAACTGGAACTTGAAATCGTCGATGCGGATCGCGCCCAAATGCGGGCCGCCGAAGTAGAAGAGTTCATGGCGCGCTGATGGCCCTCTCCCCTCGAGGAGAGCCAGTTGATTATAGCCGTCAAGATGGTTCTTGTATGTTTGGCAGCACAGATTTACACCTTTCAGCAGCTGTTCTGTTATATCTGGATTTCCGGCCGCGGCCGCGAGTGTGGGCAGCCAGTCGAGGCCGGAGATTATACCGTTCTCGACGGTGCCGGGCTTGACATGGCCGGGCCACCGGATCATCGCGGGCACGCGGAAGCCGCCTTCC